AAGAGATTGCACAGATATTTGAAGAAATACAAGAAGTATTCACACAAGAAGAATTTACTCAGATACAAGAATTAATCTTTGAAGAAATATTTATAGAACCTGTTCAAGAAGAAGTGTTTGTAGAAACTATTCAGGAAATGCCTGAATTGACTTTAGAAGAACAGTTTGTAGAAGAAACGATTGTCCTTTCTCCTGTCATTATGGAAGAAGAAATAATGGAAGCTCCTGTTGAGATGGTAGAAGAAACTGTTGTAGAGGAATCTACAATGGAATCTGTAGTCGAACCTGAAATGGAAGTAGAAGAATCAGTCGAAGTTGCTGAAGAAGTTTTTGAGGAAATGATTGCAGAAGCACCTATAGAACAAACAGAGGAGATATCTAATGAAGAAGAAGTTATCGAAGAAACAGAAGGAGATACAAACGTTGATGAAAGTAACTCAGATATTGTCACAGAAGAAACCGAAACACGAAACGATAGTGGGAGTATTGAAACCCAATTAACTATAGAAGATATTACAATAAAAGTAGCTGATAAAATAAAAACTACAGAAGGACAGCTCAAAGCAGTATCTATTATCGTTGCAAAGGTCATGCAGGGTAGTAATAAAATATCAAGCTACTCACAAGTCAATGCTGAGATATTTAAGCAACCTGTTATAATGGACAGAAACATTGACAGTTATTTTAGTCAGACTTATGTTGATGTTAGAAATATTTATAATGATAGAACATATGGAGATAGGGAAGATTGGATATCAAGGTAATAGCAGGTGTATTTAGCCTACTTGTAGGATTTGGCTCTCTGTTCGTTTTTCAAGGACAATTAATAACAAGAATTGATGTGCTTGAATCACAATCAGCACCAAACATTAAACCATTAGAGCAAGATGTTGCTGACTTGAAAAGTGAGGTAGCTGTTCTTAAAAGCAAAATAGATAGCATGAGGGCTAAAGAAAGCAATCCATTATTGAGATGACAGGCATCCTAATAATATTGGTTCTCATCACATTGATGATGATTATGTCGTTGGCTTCTAAGATAAGAACTAAATGGCTTAGACCTGAACTATCAATAATTGAGTTATTGTTCGTAATCATAGTATCATATATCATAGTAACCAAATTATACAGTTGAGGACAAAATGGCAGGATTATCAGTAGTAACAGCAGAAACAGCACATGCAATCACTTCAGCAGAGGTCAAGAATTGGTTAAGAGTAGATGGTAGTGATGATGATACAGTCATAGGTAATCTTGTTATTGCATCTCATAATTGGGCTAAAAGATATACCAATAGAAGTTTAACGACACAGACATTGAAGATGTCTATTGATTCTGTCTACGATACAGACATACCTGTCAGAGAAGGTAATTATGTTGGTATAGACCAAGACATAACAAGAAGAAGTATTTTATTACCACAATCACCTGTAGCATCTATCACACATGTTAAATCTTTTGATGATGCAGATACAGAAAGCACGTTTGCATCTAGTAAATATTTTTTAGATAAAGCAGGTATTCCTGCACGATTTGTTTTAAGAAATGGTCAAAGTTATCCGACAGGGTTGAGAGTTGCAAATGCACTAGAGATTACTTATGTAGCAGGTTATGGTGGTGTAAATGATGTACCACAATACATTAAACATGCTTGTTTAATTTATACAGCTTGGTTATTTGAACACAGAGGTGATGGCACAGAAAGATTATCAGCTCCTTATCAAGCAACACAATTACTACAACCATATATTGTTAGACAATTTGGAACTAATCCATATCGTGGCACAGCACATTATGGTGGTATGGTCTAATGTCTCTTATAGGAGAGATGAGAAATAGAATCAGTTTACAAACTTTAGGTGGTGTAACTGATGCAGGTGGTGGTACTACAACTACTCATTCTACTGCTACAACTGTATGGGCTAAAGCAGAGAATCTATCAGGTGGTGAAGGAATCTTTGGAGACCAACTCAGAGGAACATCTAATTACAGATTTACAATCAGATATTATTCTTCTTTGACAGAAAAATATAGAATCTCTTACAACTCAAAAACATTTAACATAACTCAGATTACCGATATTCAAGAAGGAAGAAGAAGATTTCAAGAAATACTAGCAACTGAAGGAGTAGCTACATGATATCTGTCAAAGTCGAATCTAACTTTGCTAAGAAAGCTGATGTGGTATTGAAGAAATATCAAGTCAATGCATCAAGACATGTTAATCGTGTTTTAAATAATTTTAGGAGAGATATCACAATGAATATGAGAAATACTCCTAAGACAGGCAATGTATATCCGAGAGGTGATGGTCAACCACACACAGCATCATCTGAGGGAAATCCACCTGCAATAGATACAGGAAGATTGGTTAATAGCATACAAATTAAACCATCATCACCAACAATTAAACCTGTAGGTAAAGTATTTACTAATGTTGAATATTCACAAATGTTAGAAATTTATATGGACAGACCATTCATGGGTAAAGAATCCAAAGCTTATCAACAAGCAAAAGCATTCTCTAAGAAAATGTCTAAAGATATTAAGGTGAAATAATGGGATATCATTCATTCGATTTACAATCAGCACTATATTCTTTGTTATCAGGTGATAGCACACTAGATGGATTGGTTGGTAATAATAAGATATTTGATAGTGTAGCTCCACAAGATACAGCATATCCTTATGTTCTTATTGGCACAGAAATAACTACAGATATAGGAACTAAAACCCTAGATGGTAATTTATACAATGTAGATATAGATGTATGGTCTCAATACAGAGGACAAAAAGAAATCAAGGAAGTTATGGAAAGAATTTACATATTATTGAATAATGTTACAATCAGTGTGTCTAATGCTGATTCTGTGATGAGTTATGTCAATAGCTCAACTACAATAGTAGAAGCAGATGGAATCACTAGACATGGTATAATTAATATTAATTTTACAATTTACGATAATTAAGAGGTAATAAAATGGCAGTACAAACAGGAGCAAGTTTGCTCGTAAAAGCAGGAAATAGTGCTTCACCTGAAGTATTTACTACTGTTGCAGGTTTAAGAGATACATCTATCAGCATCAATCAAGAGACTGTAGATGTCACAAACAAAGATTCAGCAAGAGTAAGAACATTACTTGCACAAGGTGGAATCAAATCATTTACAATTTCAGGAAGTGGTGTCTTTACAGATTCAGCTTCAGAACAAACAATATTAACTAACTTCGATGCAAGTACATTTAAAAACTATCAATTGATTGTGCCTGATTACAATACCTTCACAGGTGCTTTTCAAATCACAGCTTTAGAATATAGTGGTACTTACAATGATTCAGTACAGTATTCAATGACATTTGAATCAGCAGGTGCTGTCACTATAGCAACAGTCTAATATGTGGATAGATAAAGAAATAACACTTGATAAGAAAAAGGTTAATGGAAAAGTTAATCTAAGTTCTGACCAATCAGAAGTTGAACTGCCATTCTTTGATGGTTGGGATAACTTAGGTGTTATTAAAATAGATAATGATAAGTGGATAATCTCTAGTGCTACAAATGTTGGTGGTAGAGATGAAACCATATCAATGACAGTTAAAAAGGAGAAGAATGATGTCTACAAATCCGATAAAAGCAGAAAAGATACTTAATTTTAAAGACAAGACATACAAGGCTCGTATGTCTTTAGACACAATTATGAGAGTAGAACAGGCATTAAATTGCTCTATTCTCAAAGTTGGTAACAAATTAGCAACAGCAGATATTACTCTTTTAGAGATTATTAACATTCTTACTTTATCAATCAGAGCAGGTGGCAATGACATTACTGAGAACGATGTAAAGGGTCTTGTTTCAGAGATTGGTATTGTAGAAGGCATGAAACTTACAGGTGAACTTCTTACATTAGCACTCAATGTAGAACCTGATAATACAGAAAAAAAAAGCAATCCTTAAAAGATGATTATGAGCTACCTATAGAAAGGTGGCTCGAAATACTCATAGGCATGATGCACCTACCACCTAATCAGGTGTGGGATATGTCAATTAAAGAAATCACTCTAGCTATTAATGGCTTCAAAGAATATAATGGTAACAAATCAGAGCCTATGGACAAATCTGATTTGGAACGATTAAAGGAAATGTACCCTGACAACTAAACATGGAATTAGATAAGTTATTAGTCAAAATTGAAGCTGATTTATCCGACCTAAAACGAGGTCTCGATAAAGCAAACAATCAAGTAAAAAATTCATCTTCTAAGATGTCAAACTCTATGCAGAAGTTTGGCAACACAATGGATAGAATCGGCAAAAGAGTTATCACATTCGGTGGTTTATTTGCAACAGCATTC